CGCAATCTTGAAGGTGCTCGGCTGAGTGGGATCACTCGGGTCAGCAGGACCGGTGTACTCACGAAGAGTCACCAGCACTTTGTCCTTCACGATATTGCGGCTGTTGGCAGTACCAATGGTCTGCTCAGCAGTACGCTCGCGGGATTCCTTAGAGCCAGGATTACCGAAGAACCGGTAGCGATCTAACTGAACCGTCTGGCCGGGCTGCTTCGAGAAGTCGTGAACAACCACGGGCTCCGCAGCCATCTCAACGATGTATGCGGGGTGGGGACGGTAAAGTTCCGCACCTAGGATCTTCGGGAAGTCGTTGTCAATAAACAACGCTTATCTCCGAAAAAACTACAGTACTAATACTAAAACCAGAAAAGGTTTATGAGTCAAGTTATTGTCGCACTTTTAGAGGTTCAAATTTTTGTCCCAGGGCTAAATGTACGCACCATGTTACGCACACCTTCTCCAAGTACACCGTATACAGAACCGTAGTTAGGAACGTAACGTAAGGATTTTCCTCGATAGCTGTTACGAACAGGTGATCCCATCTGACCAGGTACACCTGTGTATCTCGTCTCCGTAAATGATTGACAGTAGACGGGATAGTGATACACCCAAGCCGCCCGTGAACCAGACGTATCGTTAGTCGGGTTAGTCAACGTGGGCGATTGGTTTGTCGGGTGAGAAACACCACCTCCCGTAATACCTCCTCCATCAAGAGTGTTGTCGTTAGAGCCAGGTGTCTTAAAGGGAGCGTAATTCTGATTATCCGGGACCTGCTCCCCATACCAAGTGTGTGTCCCGAAGTTTCTCAACCCCGGCTGCGGACCAAAGGCACTTTGAACCGTGGAATTCGCTGTGCTGTAAAGACCTTGTGCCCTAAAACCGACGTAACTATCTAAAAGTCCCGATGCGTGAGGCTGAGTGTTTTCGTAATTTGTCCAGTACCCAGAGACTGCTGGGGGGACTGCTCTCCACTCAGTAGTGAAGTAACCACTTGAATTTGGGGGTCCTACTGGGATCGTCCCAAAATCAGCTCCCTCATCAATTACCCCATACCAAGTTTGGGATATGCCGGAGGGAGTTACATAGCCACTAGAGATCGTTAAATACGTATCACGTAGATCTAGATCATCACCTGTTCTCTGAGGACCAGACTGAATAGGGTGATATAAATTTTTATCGTACTTCCAGTTAGTAAGCGGCGTATACACCATAGTGACACCTCAGCTAATTTAATTTTACCTGTTTTAAGATATTTAAGAGATACAAGGGTCTGATGATTCCACCCGTTGAGAGGACCCTTACCGTCTTTTTTGAAGACCCAGAGTCATCTATAGCCTGCTTTTCGGGCTCAATAACCGAGAGTCTTGCTCACCCACGCGGCCTTAAAAAAGTTATACCGTATCTAATTAAGGCGTCTTTAGTCGGTTATCTACTCGCTACCTTCGTCAGTCCAGCGATAGAAGAACGATTCAAACTTACAAGAAACGAGGCCATTGCGACCTCGTTCATTCTCGGGTATGCGGGTATTCGGATTCTTGCAACAGCGGAAAAACTCGCTGAGAAAGAGGTTGAACGCCGTATGAATAAAAAAGACTAACTAATAGTTACGGATTCGTCGAAGCTCTGAGTCTGTTGATCAGCAGGTGCTTCGGCAGTAGAGCTCTCAGGAGCTTTCGTCTCCTCCTGCTTCGTCTCCGGTGCGCTCTTACGCTGACGATCTCCGAGGGTACGCATAAGACTTAATTCTTTGAAATAACATTAGCAAGAAAAAAGCTCCTCCCAACCGTGAGAGGAGCTATTTAACCTTGGCTCTTTTATTTTATCAAGCAGGATCCATAAAGAGAAGCTTGCTACGCAGAGCTTCGGGACCCATGTTGCTCAGGTAACGCCAGGCATTCTCGGGGCTGCGATTCATCACATCGCTGAATTGCTCCCACTGCTGCTGGGGTTGAGCGCCAGCGTTAGTACCTCCGGCATTAGCGGGAGGAGCAGGCATGTCGTAGTTGGGCTGGTAAGCCTGAGCCTGCTGCTGGAACTGAGTGTCGCCATCAATATCCACGGGGACCACCTCAGTGAAGTAACGGTCGGTGTAGTTAGCCAGGTGATCAGGATCAGTCAGGATGGTCTGCATCGCGTCGTGGCGAGCAGTAAGAGTGTCCAGTTTCTGAGCCTGATCAATGAGGAGATCCTCGAGACCACAGGCGTACTGGTTCAGGATCGCGGGGGCCTCGATCCCGAAGTGATTAACGACCTCGGCGGTTACGGGGCTTACGCTCGTTGGCTGGGCCGTAGAAGTCTGCGAGGAAGCTTGGGTCTGTGAGGCGCTGGTAGGCAAGGTCTGCGCTACCTGCTGTTCCTGGTAAGCCCAGGGTTGGGCCTGTAAATTCTGACTGCTCAGTTGAGTAGCCAGTTGCGAAGTTGCCTGGTAAGGCGACTGTTGACCCTGGCTGGGGGGCTGAGAATTGACCTGAGTCAGCACCCGCTCCAGCGTACCCATCGCTGCTTCCCAGGGATTGCTGGGGGAAGACTGCGACGTTAACTGGTTGAACTGGTTGCTGATAGAAGGGTCCGTAGCCGGTGCCACCTGCGACGGCGGTTGGGCTGTAGGAACCGAAGCTACCGTTGGGGTAGCCGATTGGGCCACCCACTGTGGGTAGGCGGTTGAGCCCTGGTCCGAAGTTACCGCCGGGGCTGCCGCCGGGGAGACCGGGCTCGGGGTCGAAGCTTGGATCTGCTGGCTCATAGCTACCCGAGTAAGTTAGTTCTTCCGCGAGGTGGTCGAATGTCCTATAAAGGAGCGGAGTGATATTCAGTCTAGGATCAGCCGCAAGAGGCTGATTAGGCGCAAGAGGATGCGGAGACTGCAACATCTGGCTTAATAATACCAGAAACTGTTGCATCGCTGATTGTGTTTGTTGGACCATTCGGAAGGGGAAACCCTTCAACATTTCGGCCCGCTCAGAATCAGTCTTTTCGGGGAAAAGAAACTTAAGTGCCTCGATACTGTCGACACCAAGTTCTTGTAAGTTACGAACAACAATAGACTTTTGGTTGATGTCGTAAGCGGTGTCCTCGTAGACATCCCCTTGGAACCGGTAAGAAACATCGCGATCCCCATCCTCGGGCATACCAATAACACCCGGAGGAACCTTGTTCTCCTCCAACGCCACCTGCATTGACTGGGTGACTTTGTTCTTGAATTTAAGGAGAGAATTTTGATACTTCTCCAGATTTTCTTCCGTTTCTTCTGTAGGCGGCTTGGGCTCCTTTAAGCCCGCAGCTGCAATAAAAGACTCACGGAAGATGACCTCCTGGTGATAGATCATCATCTCCAACAAACGGCAAAAACCGTAAGTAAGGAAACTCTTGTTTTTACGAAGAGCAGTGGCTTGGGCGCGACCCATCAAGCCCTTGATCTCAGTAGCGGTTGCGCCAGCTGAAATCGAGATTTCGTCGACGCCGCCCAGTGCGGTACGAATCTCCTCCCTAAGAAGGAGGGTGTACCGGTTCATATCCCCGTTAACAGGGTCCGGGGTCATATAACCCACACGGTCTGAGGGCTCAACGTTCGCAATAATGCGAGGGACCCGGAGACCTCCTCCCATACTTGAGCTGAAAGGCTCACTTACGCGAGTAGAAGGTGCGTCAGTACCGGCAAAACCGCTCTGACTACTGATAGTCGGTCGGAAAGTGCTCTGAGTGTCGTTGGCTTCCACCAGATCACTCCGTGGACGCGAACTAATCAGCGTCGGGTTGCCAAAGAACTCAATATTCTTCGCAATATTGCGAGTTAACTCGTCATGGAGCACAATTTGCTCCATAAACGGGTCAAATTCACCTTCTCCCTCGGTTCCGCTGGCGTTTGGCTTGTTAAGAACCTCTACAGCAGGGATAAATCCGAGAGTATTCGGTCTTTTCTTCGTAGGAGTAAGAACTGATCCAGGTTCAAGATCAAAACTGAGCTCAGTATCAGTCTCAATCTCGCTAATTTCGTCCTGCGTGATGGTCAGACGGACGTAGCGCTTGTTTTGCCCATAGCTATTACTAGGTAAGCCGAGATTGGCGTTCTTTACCTTATAGCTATAGACAATTATGACCTCTTCTACGTTACCGTTTACGTCATGGAAGACACGATACTGGTTTTTATTGAAAAAGTAGATCTGATACTTAAGTTTCGGGTCCGGTCGAAAGTAAAAAAGGCCGCAGCCGTCGATCAAGAAGTTCCGAATGATTGCGGGAAAACGAATATCCAGCTTGTTCAGCGAGATAACGTCGTTTAAAAACCGGTTACGAGCTTTGAAAGTATCTTGATCGCAGTAGAAAGCAAGACCCTTCTTGATCATCAAGAGGGTCATTTGCTGTAGGTGACTCAAAACAACCATGGTCGATGCCTGGTTGCTTCGATCCTGAGTGCGTGATGCCTCTAAGATCTCGTTGAATCTTTTTCTAATTTCAGTCGAGGTAGACATCTATACGCACAAATGAGAGGGGATCCTCAGAGGATCATTTACGGAAGATGCTCTCCTTAGCCTTCCGTGCTTTGGCGGCTGCACGCTTACGAGTTTCGGCAGAACCACTCACAGCTTCACCGCTCGGGGCTTTTTTGGCCTCACGATCGGCAGCAAACTTCTCAAGAAGTTCAGCAGGCATCTTATTTGCCATCGGGAAGTAGATACTTACGAACTCTTTCCAGTTTAACTGCTTCCTCAGGTAAATCTTCGATGGGATAGGAGGTCAGTAAATGATCCTCGCGACCCAACATGTCGGTATTGCCCTCCTCAGGCTCGAACTCATCACATAACTTCTGTACCTCAGGACGATCCCAGATGTACGCCTCAGCAATAGACTTCAGTTTGGTGCGCCGACGATCAGCGTCGCCCATCCACGACAGGTGCCAACCCGCGTCGCGATCACCAAAGTAATAATTCTCCTGGCTTGACCTCATAGAGGACAAGGTCCCGAGCTCCTTGAACTGGCCAACAGTGCTAACCACACCGCAACGCCAGTCAAAAAGCTCCCCCGTGGGCGAAACAAGCTGCCGGTCCGCCCGGCCATAGTGCATACTCATGCTGAGACGAACGATCTTTTCCTTCTCTCGTTCGACAACCTCAAGAAGCTCCGGAAATTTCTTGGGGTTGGCGATCTCGTCGCAGTCCGAACAGATAAATACAGTGTCCTCAGGCATCATATGAAGCCCAACTCCAAGCGCATCCCGCTGGCCCCGCTCACGAATCCAAGGATCCGGAGTTTCTTCTGCGGACGGAAGTTCAACGTGGAGGACTTGAATCTTGTCTTCGGGGAGCCCGAGCTCTCGGATGGTGTCCAGGCAAGTAAAAGCCTTTTCCTCACCCATGTGAGTTCTGTTTGCGTCGGTGATCAAGAAACCATCGACATAGTCCTCAAGAGTCCGAATACGGAGCTCCAGGATCTCGCGCTCAGTGAAGTAAGGAAAACAGTCGATTAACACCAGCAACAAGCGCTACTGGCAACATGATAACTCAGTCTTTCTCGTTTAAATACTTCGAAACCTTACGCTTGGCTCGCATAAGAGAGTTACCGCTCTCGTCGCCAACTTCGACACCATTGTCAGGACCAACCCCAGAGTATTGCTCGGTAGGGGGAGCGGGGGACTGAGGATTTGGTTGGTAGGTCAGGCTGCTCTCGATATCGGAGACGCCCTCAGCGAAGGCATTGTCCGCAGGTTCATTAGCCCGTCGCTGCCGGTCAGCAGCCTGCATATTCATTTGGTAAGCCTGAGCAAAACCAAAAGCAGCCTGGTTATAAGGATTCATGCCAATCACCAAAGAGCAATAACGCCTTGAACTGAGCCGCCACTAACAGCGGTAACCCCGAAAGGCAGCACAGAATTACCATCGAGGTTCTGGATTTCAATCATCTGACCCTGACCATCGTTGAACTCAACGAAGACATTGTCAGTACCCGCGGTGCTTTTCGCTTCTACAAAAATCGCACGCGTGGTCGGAAACCGCGCCTCACCATCAGAGGGCTGCCAGGCATAACCGCTCGCATAAGGCAGAACTGAAGTCTGGCCAAACACCGAACCAAAGGCGCGGATATCCATATAAAAAGACTCTTTCGCCTATCCTAGCTTGATGGACTGTTTAATTCCAAGTAAGCAATAAGACGATCTAAATACCACTTCGCCTTTTTAAGATCCTCTAACCCGTTCTTGTGCTTCTCTCTAGAGATGTACTTAATGATATTGAATTTATAGCCGCCACAGATCTCCTCGCGGCTCAAGCAAGATTCAATGTAGTCGATCGTCTCAATCGAGCCTTGGTTGTAGTGGCTCGGGTTGCTAACGGGATCGTGAGATTCTTGGGGCATGAGTAAGTTGCAGGTTGAAAGAAACTAATCTCAATAGGTCTAACGGGAAGCGTACCCAAACATTTCCGAGATATCCAGGACAGAGCCCAACTGCTCTTCCAGCTCTCTGCTGTATTTGGTATCACAGTGCTCGAGAAGACCGCACGGAGCGATCTGGACTCTGTCACCATTCTTCACTAACGGCACTGCCCTTCGGTGCTCTTGCCCTGGCCTTAATTTTTCAAAAGCAAGTCCCATAGAACTTCTGTCAGCCGTCGGCCAGCAACGAAACTGTGTCAGTTCAAAACTTTTTATAAAATCTGAACTAGGGGAGAGAATGTACTCCTCAGCCATTTCTTGGTCGAGGATCATCATTCCCGCGTAGGGGTTACCCAAAGTCACAAACCCCAAGAACTCATCGTTAGGCGTTAAGTACGATTGAACTTCGTAGGGACGCTCACCCCAAACTGCGTCTGTTTGTTTGTTCAGCTGCCATACCCTGTGGTTATCGAACGGAACGAGTTTTGACTTGTAATCTTCGTACCTGCAAAAACCTGGCTCGAGATTTAACTTTTTGAGTCGATCCTTCCAGTAAAACCAGTAGAGAAAGTTTTCACTCGTAAAAACCATATCGTTCTCTGTATAGATATAGAAGTCATAGATTTTATTGACGACTGCTTCCCTGAGCAAATTCTTGTGTGCCCACGTCAGTGTGAAGCCCTGCCAGTCTTCCGAGGCGACGATTACGTTGATCGTTTGAATTCTGACGTTTGGTTCTAACAGCTCCTTGAGAATCTCGGCATCGGATTCATGTTCGTAGTCGATAAAGATAAATACATTCTTAACGCCAGGAAGTTCCGAGTACCCCTTTAACGTTTTTAAGAGGGCGTCGAAACGCGATAAAGGATCATGCGCCGTAACAAGAATCAGAAACTTAAGGTCTTCCATCAGTACTCCATTTCGAAATTGCCTCTGCGTTGCAGGTAGCAAACCAAGTGTGTGTAAGCGTCTAGAAGGTCATCGTGCGAGGTCGCACCGATGTTAATTAACTGATCAAAGAGGACATCGAATTTACGGTATCTGTTGAACACCACCCTTTTGTTCTCCAACAGCCCGAGCGTACCCCTAAATCGAGCAATCTTATCCCCTCTGAATCCCTTCACCTCGTGGATATGTAGATTGCCGAGACCCCACTCGTTCAACATCACCCTCCTTAAGTCTGCGGCCAAGGATGCCTGGTAAGCCACGGACTCCACAACTAAAGTGCAGGTTGAGTATGTGGGGAAGTACTTACCCTCAGTATCCTCCTGAAGTATGCCCCACTCGACGAGCATTTTGCACAGGAGGTCAATCTTCTCAAGGTTCCCGATGGATCGGACTTGATGAGCATCGATGATGTAGTACTTATCTTTGAGTCGGCCACCCAGAACAAACGCTGTGTAGTCTGAGGTTTCGTTTTTACTAGCTGATAAGTCGATTCCTACAGCAAGACTATCGAACTCAGTTACGACATCTCCCTTAACAAGCAGATCAGGAGAAAGGACTAAGTCCGAAGTCATCACAGGTTGTTGCTGGTACTGGAAAGCAAAAGCAACCGGATCTAACTCCTTTTGACCGAGAAGGTAGTCAACCGACCACTGCTCGGGCCAGTAGGAAACTGGCTCACCGTCATTGTCATAGGTAAGAGCTTCCTGCACGACCTGCTTCCAGCCCTTGTCAGGAACAAACATCGTCTTGTGGATATCGAGTGGGTGGAATCTCGTACCCAGACAGATGGAGCGTCCGCCCTCAAAGATAATCGGAGCAATAACGGAGCTCCAGTTGTTGTTCATCTCCTCCCGAATCGTTGGGTTTTTAATGTCAGTGCTTGATTTAATAGGGTCATCCACGATGACCAGGTGTGCTCGCTTAGAGGTGATGGAGCCACGAAGGCCAGCTGCCCTGAGAGTAAATTCCTCATCACCGACTCGAAGGATCCCGGCGTAGTCGAAATCAATCGACCAACCGATATCACTCTGCATCCCAGGTCTTAAACGACAGGTAGGGAAAATTTTCTTAAAGGTCGCGCTATCTACAATCTGCTTAATGATCCGACTTTTAGGGATTGCCGTGGCGACGTTATAAGACACATAGATGATCTGTAGTGGTCTCTTTGCCGCTGTATGTCGACCGATACACCAAGCAGTAAACAAGTTAAGGACAGTCGACTTCGCACTTCCTCGGGGACTGAGGATGTCGGTATTAGGTCCCGCGATGTCTAATAAGTATCTGTTGCTCTCACCCGTAACCAACTCTCTATGCCACTCGAGCATGTGCTGAGCTGGCGGTTTATCCATCAAGGTACAGAAGGTTAGAAAATCACTATGAGCCCTAGCAAAGACATTATCAATAGATGAGTTTGATTCGCTCTCAATCGCTTTAGCGGCACGTAATTTTAAAGCACGACGATAAGCAAACGACTCACGACTAGGCATTTTCTTTTAAATGTGTCTGTATACTGTTAGCAAGAGTCTACACCCAAATGGCAAAAATTCTGTGGTACGGTGATATCCTCTCGAACACAGGATTCGCTAGAGTATCACACAGTATTCTTGAGCACCTAGCGGAAACCAACGATATAGTCGTCTTTGGTATTAACTACGCAGGCGACCCGCATGAGCTCCCCTACAAGGTATACCCCGCTGCAGGCAAGAATCCATCGGATCGATTTGGTGTCGGTCGACTGCCACAGGTCGTCCAGGCAGAAAAACCAGACTTCGTTATCTGCCTAAATGACATCTGGGTTGTTAACCAGGTGTGGGAGAGAATCCACCTTTTAAAGGATTCTCTAAAGTTTAAGTTTATTGCGTACTTCCCGGTAGATTCCATGTACTACGTGAGCTCTATGCTCTCGTATATTAAAGACTGGGACTTCGCGATCACTTTCTCAATCGAGCAAGCTCAGCGCTTGATGAATCAAGGAGTCCGACCAAAGCTTCTTGGGGTAGTTCCGCACGGGTTAGATCAGGGCAAGTTCTACCCAATGGAACAGGCCGCTGCGCGAGACAGGTTGCGCTTACCTAAAGATAAGTTCATCGTCCTCAACGCCAACAGGAATCAACCACGCAAACAGATCGATCTAACGATCAAGGCGTTCGCAGAGTTTGCTGCGGATAAACCAGACACGCTTCTCTACCTTCATATGAGCGAGAAAGATCTGGGTTGGGACGTTAGGGATCTGTTCGATATAGAGATGAAGCGGAGGAATCTCAGTCCTGACAATCGCCTCGTAATGACTTCAAACAATATCGACTACACAAACGCACCGTCCGACGAGCTTCTCAACGTTATTTACAACGCTTGCGATGTCGGCATAAACACGGCCAACGGCGAGGGTTGGGGGCTCGTGTCCTTCGAACACGCATCATGTAAAAAGCCTCAGGTGTTGCCAAACCACACGTCGTTCAGCGACATCTGGAAGAAGAGTGCTTGCCTGGCAGACATCGCAGCCTGGATTTACGACAAAGATCTTGGTGTCGAGCGAGGCATCGTGGACGTAAAAGATATGGCAGCTATGCTCACCAAGCTGTACGAAGACAAGGGTTTCTACAACGACGTCGCTGAGTCTTGCTTTAAAGTCACGCAAAACCCCGCTTACCACTGGGATCGAATTGCCGACGCATTCAACCAAGCCATGGAGGAGCTGAGCAAGTGACCCAGTTCCATCGTTACCGCACGTTTAATAACCGTGTCCTGCAGAGAGCCTTTTTTCCTGCAGCCTCCGGCTTCCCGACTGTTTTTGATCAGGCTTACGAACTAGGCGGTACTTTCACACGGATCACGTCTGGTCTACCGGAAAATAGTTTCGCTAACTTCAGCCCTTGTGTAATCAACCATAAGGGAGCGACCCTGATCGCGTGGCGGTCGCAACCAGAGCACTTCGTGTTTAGACACGACATGAAGTACTTCTATTACAACAACACTCCTACCGACATTTGGATCGGTCAGATGCTTACCGACGATACAATCGTCGCTCCTAGGAAGCTGATCGATAAACCTCACAGGCTCAGTTACGAAGACCCACGGATCTTCGTCTCTCCTGACGACAACCTCCTGTGTCAATTCGTCACGAGTACCTACGCGACTAAATGGGACTCAACTAGCCACAAAATGATTAAGACGCCTAAGGTTTGCACAGGCGTCGTAGACGAATACGGTTCCCTTGTAGATCGGTTCTTCCCTCCTATCGGAGCCAACTTCGAAGAGGGTGGGTCTGAGAAAAACTGGTGTTTCTTCAGCGACGATGAGCAGTTGCGTCTCCTTTATTTGACTCAACCAATCGTCATCAAAACACCTGGCCAAGAGGATATCGTCATCGACGCGTCGTGCTTGAAGGAAGTAACTGGCGAACACCCCACCTTCAACTCCACAGCTCCAGTTTTGTTGGAGGACGAGTGGCTCGTCTTCTATCACTGGAAGTTTATGTGTCGCGAGCTAGATCGCCGTCCTTATCTCATGTATGCCCTCGGTGCATACACACTGGATAAAGACTTGACTCGAATCACTCGCATGATGAAGGAACCTTTATTTATCGGTTCCACTAACGACGACCTCGTCACCTGGACAGACGCAGTAGGTAACGACATTTCGAACCAACCTGCCTGCGCTCTTCCCTTCGGGTGCTTTATCGACGAAGGGGATGATTTAGTTATGTCACTAGGTGTTAATGACTATTTTATGGGCATCTTCAGAACTCCTGTGCTTAACGTGCTATCTTTAATGCAGTCCGTTAGTTGAGGGGACTCCGCTCCCCTCAGCTCTGTAGCCAAAACGGGCAAGAAGGTAGGCCTAGGTCTACCTTCGCAAAAAAGATTTAGGTCCTCTCTTCCTTCTCAATCGTGGTCCACACCACGAGTGAGGCTTCCTCAAGCAAAGCGTAGACAGAAGGAACATCCTCAAAACTGTTCATTAGCTCGCGCATACAGCGATCAGCCCCTGCCAGAAGCAGACCGCGTCGATCCAAGCCATCCGTAAGCTGCCGGACTGCCTGAATGTGGCTCCGAATTTCCTTCTGTAGAACGGCAATCTTCGTAGCTGCCGTGGCGTAATCGAGCATGCCCGTCAAAGTCATTTGACGAACGTTATGCAAATCAGTTTTTAGCGAATCGATCTCAATTAAGAGGATCTTTCGTAAGTCCTCCTTTGGGTACTTCTCTTGAACCCACGCGGTCAGATCGGAAATTGATCCTTCGTAACCAGGCTTCAAAAACCGAGCATAGAGGTAAGCCTCAATATCACTGGTGGCGTTCTTGGCGTAGTGCTTAAACGCATCCTGCTGGGATTTGTCTAACGAAGTAAGCCAAGAGCCAACAGTAGTGGAATCTCCGATGCTCGATTTAATCATGCAAAAGCGCGAGTACCTGCGAGTGCTTGGTTTGCACCAAACTTCTTAAGAGCAAGCTGACCTTTTGTAGCAGCTTTGGTACGTGCCAGGTCACCCAAGGTCCGAACTTTATCAAGCTGTGCAGCATTCTCGAAAGATTGAGCACCTAATGCGAGTGCACCCTCAGTAGAGGCACGCTGCTGGACGATGTCGTTAATCGTCTCGGCCATGTTGGAAGCAACGTCCCCGCGAAGCTGCTCTTGGTAAGACTTAACACCGATGTTGGTCTGACCTAATTGATTAGCAAGCTGATTTTGGCCAGCGAGAGAAGCGGAACCAGCTTGGGCAAGAAACTGAGGAGCTTGAAGTTCAGTGCTAAGCCGCGCTTGGCCTAAGTTGTAGAGGGTATCTAAACCTTTACCGGAAGCGTATCCAGCCACAGAAGACTGGAGCGTGGCATCCTTCTGTGCACGCTGCAAAGCTTCTTGCAGAATGCTCAGCTGGGAGGAAGCTTTTGTGGTTGTCTCGGTACCGACAGCACTTGCTAAGGCACCCTGCAACAAGGTCAGACCTTGAAAAGCTGCGGTTAAGGGACTGTTTTGAGCGGCGAGCTGTTGTGCATAAGCGGCATAGGCATCACCGCCGCCACCGCCACCGCCACCGCCACCGCCGAATAGACCCCCTATGAGGGAAGACCCGACACCCGTACCGAGGCCCATACCAAGGGCAGGAAGAAAAGCCATGGCTTACTTAAGAACGGAGGCTGGAGTACCGAAACCTTTACCGCCAGCTGTTGCCAGTTGAGCGGCGGATTGAAGCAGAGCGCTATTGGGCATACCTGACTGGTAAGCCAGGTTCATCATGCCGAGACCCATTGCGGCATCTCGCTGAATCTGAGCTTGAGTTACACCCTGCCACGCGGCAATGGTCTGAAGTTCAATATCGCGAGAAGTCTTCTCACGCATTTTCTCGAGACCTGCAGCCTCCGCAAGTTGCAGCTGCTGCTTGTAAGTCTCTAAATCAATTGCAGCTTTCTGGGGGTAGTACTCCCGAGCTTGTGCTGCTTCCTCTTTCTGCGCCTGAATAAGTGCACCCAGGAGGGCAGTGATATCCCCACCCGGCACACCACCCGTGGGCAGATCTTGTTTAACAGGTAAATCAGGAGTACCTGCGTCCGGTGCCGGAGTTTGCGTTACAGAGTCTTGCTGAGTTGTCTGAGCTGCTCTACCTGACTCCTGTTCCTCAGGGGCTTTTTGACCCTTAAGTAGGAGTTCACCAAACTTAAGAGCGCCTGTAACAGGGTTCGATTGAGCTAATATAAGCTCTAAAAAATCCTTGCCCTCCATCAGAAAGCCCTCCCAACTTCACCCATAATAGTTCCATAATCGGGTCTATTTAAGGTAGAAGCAATACCTTGTTTGATCACCTCAGACAAAGCAGTACTGCCAGTTCCTGCGGCTTGAGCAAGACCCGATTGAACCGCACCTTGTTGACGTAACTGCTCGATAGCGTATTCACGAGCACCAGCTTCAGCTGCCGAACGACGAAGCTCAGACTCACGCTCCTGAATAATCTGATTAGCGTCGAGCGGTGCCATACCTAAAGCCCGGCGCTTGAAGTTTTCGTTATCTACATACTGCTGGATATCACGCACATCTTGTAGCGTGATCATAAACTTACTACCTGACCCACCCTGAGTCGTAGCCGGAGTAAGCGCCTCAGTAACTCCTGCAGTTGCGGCTCTTACCCCTCCTGACGCCAAATCCGATAGAAAATTAGAAAGAAAGCCCATACCTATAGCACGGGCACCAGTACCCAGGACGGCAGGAGCGGCGGCAACGGCAGGAAGAGCCATAGTGGAAGAACCGTAGGTGCGAGATGGGAAGAGAGCAGTCTGTCCGGGGGTGCCAGACGGTACACCGCCATAGCTATAGAGACTCACCTTTAGAAACCTCCCGGATTGTCGTACTTAGTGCCACTAAGGGGCTTCTTCATTAACTTTAAATCATCTCCAGGATTATTAGTATCTAAACCACGCTGCATCTGCTGTGGCGACGGGAGTGCTGAGGTCTGGGGAAAATTACTTTCCATATAAAGACGCATGAAAGTATTTGCGTCTAACTCAGGAGAAAGCTTCCGAACGTCGCGCTCGCGAAGCTGTTTTTGACGAGCGTTGGATGGCATCAGCTTAAGGGTTGGAAAGCACGCGAAGGTTCGATGCCGTTAGACGATGGTGCGTTTAAAACACTGTAATTAGAGCCCAAATTAGGAGTGTCGTACTCCAGAGGACGCTGAGAAGACAAGCGATCAGCTTCCTCTTGATCTTGATCAGCTAGCTGCTCGAGGAGCATAAGAATCAGCTGGAGCTGCTCAGGGTCTAGAGCCGATAAAAGCTCAATCAAATAGCCATCTTGGCTAGGGGGCTCAGTTTCGGTGCGAAGGCGAGAGGCAAGCTTGGCCTTCTGCATAGGCATCGTGTTGTCGGGAGGAGCGTTAAGCGAACGCGTCGCCCCGGTGTATAAACCTTCCTCCTCCATACCAGGCATGGGAGGGAGCCCAGTGCCAAAGCGGCGGACAATCTCAGCAGTAGCCGGAGTAGCCGCTGCCATCTCTGCTGGCGTCTGAGGGACGGGAAGCCCAAGAAGACGGGCAGCTAACTCGTAATCGGCTTTAGAAAACACCGGATACCACCACAGCTGAT